AAGAAACGTCAAGATAATGATGAATTGGATACTACGAAAGACATTAAAGATAAAATTAAAAATTTAACACGCGAACAGAAAGAACGTATAATTAGAGAATATGTTCAACGAAAAATAGTAAAATCATTAATATCTGAACAACCTGCGGATAAAGAAGTAGACACTGCATCACCAGACGTACCAGAAGCACCAGAAGTAGATCCAACTGCTGCAACACCAGATCCAGCTGCTGCCGCACCTGCACCAGAAGCACCGGCTGTTGAAGCACCTGTAGATCCAGCAGCTGCCGAAGCACCTGTAGATCCAGCAGCTACCGCACCACCTGTAGATCCAGCAGCTACCGCACCGGCTCCAACAACTAATGCACCAACTGGTACACAACAACCCACACCAGAAGAAGCTGAAAATCGAGCTGTTAAACAAATGGCCCAGGAATTATCGAGTGAAGGAGGCGTTGGACAAATTAAACTGTTAAATAACTTGTTAAATGTAGCACTTACCGAAAAAGATCCTGAAGACAAAAGTACATTTTATAAAATGTTAAGATCATTAGCAATTAAAAAAATAGCTAAAACAAATAATGAAATTCAATCTAGAGAAAAATCATAATTTAGTAAATTTAAAATAAGTTATATATGTCAAAAAAGTTACAAAACATTAAAGCAGTACAACAAATGTTAGATGGAACTCATAAATTCCAAACTAAAAAAACTGTTGGATTTAGTGATGTAGACGCTACTGCAAAACGTAATGAACGGCACGAAATTGGAGATATATGGGAAGAAACCGATCCAGTTAGTGGCGTTACATACGTTATAGAACAACGAGATGGATTTCGTATTAAAAAATCAAAAAATACAGATATATTACAATCTGTTAGAGAAGAATTACGATCATTTCCGAATTGTAGAAAAGACGTATGCACGTGTCAACAACAATCATCTAAAATACATCCATTAGATGACAAAATGAGAAAAATACATGGAATGTGTTTTGATTGTGTAATTGAAATGGAACATGAATTAAAAAAAGAGGGTAAGTATGAAGAATACGAACGTAAACGTATTCATGACAATGCAATGTCTTGGTTAGCTTCTGCAGAAAAAGATGTTGAATTATTAAAACAAACATATACCCAAGCAATAGATTTTGTATCAAATACCGATGGGGCAACAGAAACATGGTCAGCAAAAATGACACCGGAAGAATTTGAAGAAACGATACAAAAACAATTTAATAAATTTAAAGAAGATTTTTTAAAAAAAATAAATGGAGAACAACAAGATGATAAGCAAAATTAAAAATTACATAATAGCATTTATTAGTGGCATATTAGCATTATTTGGTATTTATGTTTGGAAAATGAAAATCAAAAAACAATCAGATCTTAATAAAACAGATAAATTAATTGATGATAATAATAAAAAAATACAAGATACTGAAAAGAAAATTGAAGATGTAGTTGAACAAAAAACAGAAATTACAAAATCAATTGAAGTCAAAGAACAAAAAATTAAAGAAATTAAAGATGAAATAAAAGCAGTTTCAGTAACACCGATTGATGATGTTCCAAATGCTAAAGAAAACATTATTAAAAAAACTAGAAGAAAAGGTCGAAGACCAAATAAAAATAAAACTGCTACAACTAAAACTACTAAGTAATGAAAACAATTTTAACATTAATATTATTAGTGCCATTAATGGCATTATCACAAAAAGTTAGTAAACCTAAATCTAAACCAGATACGTGTTTTACACAAAAAGAAATATTAGATATATCATTTACATTAGATTCTTTATATAAAGTTGTTGATTTACAAGAACAAGCAATCAAACATCAAGATTTTTTAATTGCAGATTTAAAACAAATAATTAAATTAGATTCGTTACATATTAATTATCAACACGTACAAATTGATGCATTACAAAAAAATATTGATATATATATAGAACGAGAAAAAATACTTAAACCAAAATGGTACGATAATAAATTAATTTATTTCACCGGCGGAATATTAACTACAATGTTAACATCAAAATTAATTATAGATGTAATAAAATAATATGTCACAACCAAGTTTAAAACAAGTTATTCAACAGCAGTACATTAAGTGTGCTGCTGATCCTGTTTTCTTTATGAAGCAGTATTGTTATATACAACATCCTAAACGAGGTAAAATTAAATTTAATTTATATCCATTTCAGGAAGATTCATTAACAGAATTAAGGGATAACCGATATAACATTATATTAAAATCTAGACAGTTAGGTATATCAACATTAACTGCCGGATTTGCATTGTGGTCAATGTTATTTAACGAAGACTATAATGTATTAGTAATTGCAACCACACAAGAAGTAGCAAAAAACTTAGTTAACAAAGTTCAAATAATGAATGAAATGTTACCAAGTTGGCTAAAAACTGAAATTGTATCTAACAATAAATTGTCATTAAAATTTAAAAATGGCTCGCAAATTAAAGCAATATCTAGTGCATCAACTGGTGCACGTTCAGAAGCATTATCATTGTTAATTGTAGATGAGGCTGCGTTTATTAGAAACATTGAAGAAATATGGATAGCATCACAAGCAACATTATCAACTGGTGGTGGAGCAGTAGTATTATCGACTCCTAATGGTGTAGGTAATTGGTTTCATCAAACATGGGCAGATGCTGAATCTGGTATTAATGGATTTCATACAATTAAACTACATTGGGATGTACATCCAGAACGAGATCAAAGTTGGCGTGATGATCAAACTAAATTATTAGGTGAACGTGGAGCTGCACAAGAATGTGATTGTGACTTTATTAGTTCAGGACACACTGTTATAGAAGGTAATATATTATTAGATTATCAAAATCAATGTGAAGAGCCAATTGAACGTAGAGGTATTGATGGTTCATATTGGATTTGGGAATATCCGGACTATTCAAAAGATTATATGGTAGTAGCTGACGTCGCACGAGGTGACGGTGCAGACTGGTCTACATTTCATGTTATAGAAATAGAGTCAATAACGCAGGTTGCTGAATTTAAAGGAAAAATATCTCCAAATGAATTTGGTAATATGCTAGTAGCAGTAGCATCAGAATGGAATAATGCATTACTAGCAATAGAAAATGCAAACATAGGTTGGGCAGCAATTCAACCTGCATTAGATAGAGGTTATCCAAATCTTCATTATACGTATCGCGATGATGGATATGTAGATGCAGAAGTTCAATTAAAAAAGAACTATGATATGCAAGATAAAACAAAAATGGTACCTGGTGTTACTACATCTAATAGAACAAGACCATTAATGATATCTGCATTAGAAATGTATATGCGAGAAGGTAGCCCAAAAATACGCAGTAAACGACTCATACAAGAACTATTTGTATTCATCTGGTTAAATGGAAAAGCACAAGCACAAACCGGTTATAATGACGATTTAGTAATGGCATATTGTATTGCATTATGGTTACGGGATACCGCTTTAAGATTAAGACAAAAAGGAATCGATTTAAATAAAAGAGCATTATCTCAGTTTCAAAAAACTAATCCTGTAATATATACTGGTAAATCTAATAATACAGATACTGGGTGGAATTGGAATCCGGGTGATGGTAATCAAGATTTAACTTGGTTAATTTAACTACCTATTTAAGTTTGGTGTATATTTATATTAAAAAGAAAATATGGCGTCATTAAGAAAACGTTTACAAAATCTATTTAGTACTAATATAATACTTAAAACAGATAATAAAAATAAATTACGCGTTATCGATACAAACCGATTACAAGGTACGGGTAATTTAAATCAAACAAAATTAGCAGATAGATATACTAGATTACACGGAGCAAATCGTCATCGTGTAGGTGGAATGGGTGGATATGATTCTAATTATTATATGCACCAAAATCGTATGCAGTTATATGCAGATTACGAAATGATGGATAAAGATCCTATTATTTCATCTGCTTTGGATATATACTCTGACGAATCGACACTAAAAGATCAATTTGGTGATATATTAACCATACGAGCTAGTGATACTAAAATTCAAAAGATATTATATAATTTATTTTATGATATTTTAAATATTGAATTTAATTTATGGTCTTGGATTAGACAAATGAATAAGTATGGAGATTTCTTTTTAAAACTGGATATTGCTGAAGAAATTGGAGTAATTAATGTTCGACCATTTTCTAGTTACGAAATGGAACGATATGAAGAGTTTGAAGAGGCTACTGGCGAATATACTATTAAATTTAAAAACGTAGCAGATCCACACCAAGATTATGAAGTATATGAAATTGCACATTTTCGTATGTTGTCAGATTCAAATTTCTTACCATATGGCCGATCCATGTTAGAAGGAGCTCGTAAAGAGTTTCAAAAATTAATGATGTTAGAAGATGCAATGCTTATACATCGTATAATGAGAGCACCAGAAAAACGAATATTTAAAGTTGATATTGGTAATATTCCACCAAATGAAGTTGATAGTTTCATGGAACAAATTATCAATAAAATGAAAAAAATTCCACACATAGATCCGCAAACTGGAAATTATAATTTAAAATTTAACATTAATAACATGTTAGAAGATTATTATTTACCAGTTCGCGGTGGCCAATCATCAACTTCGATTGATACATTACCAGGTATGACATTTACTGGTATGGATGATATTGAATATGTAAAACATAAAATGATGGCTGCATTAAAAATACCTAAACCATTTTTGGGGTATGACGAAGGCGTAGAAGGTAAAACTACATT